CTGCGCAAAGCGGCACTGTTTGACCAGATGGTAAGTAAGCGCCAGGGCATTAAGCCCGTGGTGAACAATGGCCCACGACCAGCCAAGCCTGGAGCAGCTGGTCGGGTTTCGACAACAACTGAGGGTATGCGAGCAAAGCAGCGTCTTGAAAAAACCGGTCGCATCGATGATGCGGCTTCTGCAATTGAACTTTTATTGAAATGAGATAATTATGACTATCGTTAGTAATACGTTCACGACTTACTCTGCAAAGGGTATTCGTGAAGATTTGAGCAATGTGATTACAAACATTGCCCCCGAAGAGACACCTTTCATGTCCAACATTGGCCGTGAAAATGTTTCCAACACTCTGTTTGAATTCCAAACTGATACTCTTGCCGCTGCTGCCGCAAATGCACAGCTCGAGGGCGATGATGTCGCATCATTTGATGCTGTGACAGCTACTGTGCGTGTGCAGAACTACTGCCAAATCAGCCGCAAGACAATCATCTTGTCAGCGACTGAAGAGGTGGTTAACAAGGCTGGCCGTCGCAGTGAATTGGCTTATCAGATCGCCAAGCGCGGTTCTGAGCTAAAGCGTGACCAAGAATTCATCATGTTGGCAAACACTGGTGCAGTTGCTGGTGACTCGACTACTGCGCGTAAGACGGGTTCTTTGTTGGCCTTTTTGAAGACCAACATTGACTATGACACCACCAATGGTGGAAACCCAACGTACACCACGCTACCAAGCGCGGCCCGTACAGATGGCACAGTGCGCACATTTACTGAAACCATTCTCAAGAATGTGATTCAGAAGGTGTGGACTGCTGGTGGAACACCAAAAATCCTGATGGTTGGCCCAGTCAACAAGCAGCGCGTTTCTGGTTTCTCTGGTATCGCATCCAGCCGTTTCAATGTTGATGGTGGTGCAAAGCCTGCCACATTGATCGGTGCAGTTGACATTTATGTCTCTGACTTTGGCAATGTGTCTGTAATTGCAAACCGCTTCCAGCGTGAGCGCGATGCGTTTGTGCTTGACCCTGATTACGCCAAAATGACTGTGCTGCGCCCTTATCAGCAGATCGAATTGGCCAAAACAGGTGATGCCGACAAGCGTATGCTTTTGGTGGAATTTGGATTGAAGGTTTTGGCAGAAAATGCCCATGGTCTGGCAGCAGACTTGGTTACTTCTTAATAGTAAGCAACGGAAAGGGCCAGGGAAACTTGGCCCTTTTTTTAACATGATTCACAAAAGATTATTTAGCGAAAACAAAGATCAAGGCATCACACGCTACTGGCATGAGAATGCCGAAACTGGCGATGTGACGATCCAAACAGAACAAGATGTGACTGCGGTGGTGGAGGCCAATAAGGCTCTTTACAACGCCACAGACGAGAAATCTAATTGGAATGGTGAGTGGCACTTGGTGGCATCCATCCCCGAAGCGCTTTATTACAAGATGAAGGCCGAGGGCAAGATCGATGACCAGGAGTATATGAAGCGCTGGCTCAACGACTCCGACAATCAATTCTTTAGAACTAGACCTGGGAAAGTATGAACTACATTGCAGTCTGCACACCAGCTCGGGACATGGTTCACACCATGTACAGCTATGACTTGGTGAATATGGTCGCGTATCACACACTCAACACAAATGACGCTGTGAGCCTCAAGATTAGCCAAGGCACTCTGATTGCGAATCAGAGGGCAGAACTATCACTTGACGCAATGCGCGAGGATTGCACCCACATTCTGTTTATTGACTCCGATATGCGGTTTCCACAAGACATGATCGGGCGGCTTTTAAAGCATGACCTAGATATTGTGGCCACCAACTGTGCCAGGCGCAGAATGCCCACTGGCCCGACAGCGCAGCTCTACAAAGAGAATGGCGAGAGGGAATTGGTCTGGACCATGCCAGAGTCCACCGGCTTGCAAGAGGTGGGGTCTGTGGGGATGGGTGTCATGCTCATCAAGGCAAATGTTTTTGCGGCATTGGCCGAGCCTTGGTTTGAAACACCTTGGAGACATGACAAAAGAGGGTACATTGGTGAGGATGTTTATTTTTGCCAAAAAGCAGCGGCTGCTGGCTTTAAAATATGGATTGACCACGATGTCTCCAAAGAGATTGGACACATTGGGACTTTTGAATTCAAGCACGACCACACCTGGGTGATGAAAGAAATAGAGGCGAAAAATGGCACTTAGCACCTATGCAGAATTGAAGACATCCATTGGTGACTGGCTTAATCGGTCGGACCTGACTACTGTCATTCCTGACTTTATCTCTCTGGCCGAGGCACAAGTGGAGCGAACACTGCGCACCAGGCAGATGATTGTCAGGGCCAATGCGTCTTTTGATGCGCAATATGGTGCTGTGCCTGCTGACTTTTTAGAGACCAAATCCCTCAAGCTCACAAGCACAAACCCCCAGACACCATTGCAGTTTTTGAGCATTGATGCCTTAGACAATGAGATGACCAAATACACCGGCAGTGGCAAGCCTAAATTTTTTGGCATTGTTGGTGGCCAATTTAGAATTGTCCCAACACCAGACGCAAACTACACGACCGAGCTGACCTATTACGCAAAGTTATCAAAGTTATCAACTAGCAACACGACCAACTGGCTTTTGACATCAAACCCCGACATTTATCTGTATGGCGCATTGCTCCAGGCTGCACCATACTTGCAAGATGATGCGAGAATCCAGACATGGGCAACACTCTATGAGCGAGCCTTAAATGACGCGCAAACTGCCGATGATCGCGGTGCATCTTCTGGTGGTGCATTGTTGACCCGTGCAAAGACTTTTGGATAAGGACTGATATGTCATCTTTTACCGATTACACCGAAAACCTAGTTTTGAACTGGGTGTTCACCACAAATTCTGCCACGCGCCCCACTGCCTGGTATGTTGGCCTTTTTACGGCTGCACCAAGCGACACGGGTGGCGGCACTGAGGTGTCTGGCAGTGGCTACGCACGGGTGGTGACTGGCACGATCTCCGGCTCTGGCACGGCCACGACATTCACCAATGCAGCAGCCATCGAGTTTGCAGCTGCCTCCGGTGGAAACTGGGGATCAATTGGCTGGGCCGGCATCTTTGATGCATCCACTTCTGGAAACCTTTTAGCCTGGGCTCCTTTGTCCACAGCTCGCACTATCAATGATGGCGATGTGCTGCGCATTCCAGCGACTTCATTGAGCATCACTTTGGCTTGATATGGCATCTTATGGATCAGGGAATTTTGGCGCTGGTCAATACTCTGATCCAAGGGTAGGCTACGGCTACGGCTCCTACGGCAAGGGAAACTACTCCAGAGGCACATTTGAGCCAAGTGTGGCCATCAGCGCCACCAGCTCCATGGCCGTTGGGGCCTCGGTAATATCGAACGCCCAATTTGAGATTTTTGACCAGTCCACCATGGCGGTGGCTGCGACCAGGTATGTCTCGGCTGCAATAGCAATCACGGCCACCAGCACAATGACTGTGCAGGCCAATGAGATATTTGATGGCCAAATATCCATTGCCAGCACAAGCTCCATGGCCGTGGCGGCCAATGTTGTCAAAACTGGCGCAGCCAGCATCAGCGACACAAGCACCATGTCGGTGTCCGGTGTTAGGTATGCGTCTGCTGCCATTGCCATCAGCGACACCAGCACCATGGCCACAAGCGCCACCAGGGTGACGTTTGGCGCGTTTGACATTGTTGACACATCCACACTGACTGTTTCCACTTCAGTGATTGTGAACAACGGCATTGTTCTGACTGTTTACAGTTTCATGGAAGTGGCTGCATTTACGACACAAAATGCAGTGGTGGCAATTGTTGATACGTCATCCATGGCGGTCAATGCAAGACTAAAATGGGAAGACGAAAACGACACGGCTGAGAGCTGGTCAGCGATCTCTGATAATTCAGAGACCTGGACACCGGTCTCCGACCAATCAGAAACATGGAATGCAATTTCAGATTCAAGTGAAACTTGGACCGCAATTGCCGATAATAGTGAAACTTGGCAAATAGCCGCATAGGGGTAAACATGGCAGATACAACCACCACAAATCTATTGCTGACCAAGCCAGAGGTCGGTGCATCCACAGACACCTGGGGAACAAAGATCAACACCGATCTGGACAGCATTGACGCATTGTTTGATGCCGGCCCAGTGCTGAAGGTGGCCAAGGGTGGATCAGGCGCTGCCACATTGACTGGCATCTTGAAGGGCAATGGCACAAGCGCATTCACAGCTGTCACGGCCCCAAGCGGTGCAATTGTCGGAACGACTGACACCCAGACGCTGAGTGCCAAGACCCTGACAAATCCGACTGTCACCAACTATGTTGAGAT